TCAAATCGCTTGGGAAGGTTTTCGGACATCGAACAGTTATGAAAGGCATGGATGTTCGTATAGTTGCCAAAGTTTTGCGCGAGAAGTGGGATATGTTCCCAAATCCCGTTGCTATTGGGTTGGATGCTAGCCGATTTGATCAGCATGTGTCCGTACCTGCTTTGGAGTTTGAACATTCAGTGTATCTTAACTGTTTCAAACAAAAGAAACACAGAGAGAGGCTATCCAAGTTGCTAAAGTTGCAACTAAATAATAAATGTACTGGCTATGCAGAGGACGGTGTTCTTAAGTACACCACAACGGGCACTCGTATGTCCGGTGATATGAACACGTCGCTAGGAAACTGCGTCCTTATGTGCTCCATGATACATGCTTATCTTTTGGAGAAGGGCGTTGTTGGCCAGCTTGCTAACAACGGCGATGACTGTGTTGTTTTCATAGATCAGTCCGATTTAGACAAGTTTTCTACAGGCTTGTTTGATTGGTTTTGGGATATGGGGTTCAACATGGCCATTGAAGAGCCAGTACGTGAATTTGGTCGGATTGAATTCTGCCAATGTAAACCTGTGTTTGACGGTGATAGCTGGGCCATGTGCCGCAATCCCGTCAGTTCCATTGCTAAAGACTCTGTCCTTCTCAAGTCTAACGTCAATGAGAACTTCTTTCGTTTGTGGTTGAATGCGATTGGAACTGGTGGTCTCGCCATAGCAGGCGGGATGCCAGTGTTTCAGTCGTTTTACCAGATGTGCGTCCGGAACGGCATCACATCGTATAAAAGCAAAGCTAGGGGCAAAGATCATTTGAAGGAAATCACTCTTGAAACGAGTGAATTTTTGCCTTGGTTCATGCGTGAAATGGGAATGAAGGGCCTTGAAAAAGCCCGACCCATTACACCAGAATGCCGTGCTAGCTTTTGGGAGTCTTGGGGGTTCACCCCTGATTGCCAGATCGCTTTGGAGAAACACTACGATGAGATGTCGATCCGTGGTTTCGGTGAAAATTGGTCACCTAGGATCGTTTTTACCGAGGTTGAAGATTGCTAGGTTAGTGACTGACTTAGCGTAGAATAGGTAGATTTGGGGTTTGAATTAATGAGCTAAAATCAATTTGATGAGCCAATATCATGGTTAAGAGACTGCTCGGCTCACCACTGGAATTCAAATGAACAGTCCCGTTATTGTGCGGGATCCCATAACACGATTACTACCACTAGTAAATACGGAATTTTTAGAAGCATTGGAAACAGACGCCTTGGTTGACATACCGCTAGAAGTTGAGGAAATCACACTTGGTGTAGCAGAGGTAACAGGTGCCAATCCATACCTCCTACCAGCAGCTGGACTTGTTGGCGCTTTTGGGGTAATAGCCGGAGGCGGTTATATTGCGAGTGTGCTTGCAAAGAACTCTGATCTCTATAAAGGACTCGAAAACATCCACAAGGATTTTGACAGCGATAAGTGGAAAAAGAATAGGGAACCGATCAGGTTTCATCAGCCTAGTGATTACGTCACATCGGGTGCCTGGGCAGTAGAAGAAGAAAGGTACAAGAAGGCAGAAGCGAAAGCTCGCGTGGGAATCGCAGCAGGTGAGGAACGATACCGCAAGTCGTTGGAACAAATAGAGAAAGACGACGCAGCATACAGGAAAAGGATACACGAAGAAGCAGTTGCTGAACTGGCTAAGTACAAGGAAAGCTTGAAACCCAAATCGAAGAAAACAGTGCAGAAGAAGGTACAACCACAGAAACCAGTAGATCCACGAGTGCTTGCTGATTACATAGTAGAAGAGCCGGACGACAGACTAGTTCTGCGTGGCAAACGTAATAACAATACAGCTGTCGCATTATCAAGTACAGTTGTCTCTGGGTTGTTCGGAACAGGGCCTTTGCAATCGATATTGATTCAGCTACTACAAAAGTACGCACAAGAACAGTTGTCCAAAGGGTTTGATTTGACTAAAGACCATCTAGCTAAATACGCTAAGGATCTTTGGAGCAAGCTCAAGAAGAAAGGAGTCGGAGGGTTGTTTAAGTCCACCGAGATCACTAAGGTCAACGATAAATTGTCAGTTGTTTCAAAAGCCCCGTCCGCTAAGTACACTTTAGCCACACCTATGGCCGGAGGAAGAATGGTGAAGGCGCCCGCTAGAGGGGGTGCAACAGTAACTCGCAGATCAGCACCTGTCAGCAGGTCTACCAAGATTGTGAGGAAAAATGTTCCTAGGATGTCCACAAGGCAGGGGAATATTGTAATTTCGCATTCAGAGATGATTGGGCATGTGGTCTCCAACGGGACAGGTTCGTACTCAGTGTTGTCATATAGGATCAATGCTAGTGACACTGTCACCTTCCCTTGGTTGTCATCAATAGCCAGAAACTTCGAGAAGTACAAATTCACATCCTTGGCAGTTGCTTTTGTTTCCGGTCAGGCCACTAGTATGCCTGGGAAAGTTGGGCTAGGAATTGATTATGATCCCTTAGATGCCCCGCCCGCCAATAGGGTGGAGTTTTTCACCCTCACAGCCCATACTGAGGCTGCCCCGTGGGACAATCTGGTGCTGAACATACCCTGTAAAGGTGGGTTCAGATTCACCGATCAGAGCGTGGAGTCTAATCTGCGGCTGGTTGATATGGGCCAGCTTCTGATAATGAATGATTTAGCATCAGCCGATAGCGTGCTTGGGGATCTAATTGTCTCATACTCTGTAGAGCTCACTGAACCACAACCAAAATCCAGTGACATATACTGCATGAGAACTAGAGATCAATTCCCCTTTTTGTCCACTACCCACACTTCCCATTCGTTCGTCAAGTGGTCTGAACACTACACATCTGTTAACGAGTATTTCACGGTACCCATGGGCTTTTATGCGGTTCTCGCATGTAGTGATGATGTTTCTAGCCATACTCTTAATCTTGAACTTAGATCAGGAGATGGAGATGGTT